AGTGATGCTACAGGTATTACATTAGGAGAACTAGGATCTATAGGTAGTAACATGACTATAACGCAAGCATTAGCTCTAGTATGGGCAGGCTTAAAAGATGGTGCTAGAGTTACTCAAAAAGATTTTAAACTCTCTATAGATGATGTTGCAGATATGCTAGATGATGATGAGGATGCAATGACTAAAGTACTGGCAGTATTTGAGCATTCACTAGGAAAGAAAAAACCATCTAAGGTAAAAAAAAAGAAGTAGGTACTATTGAAAGAGATCCTATTGATGATTTTGATCATTTAGAAAGGGTAGCTTTTGGATGGTTAAATCTTACTCCAGATCAATTAGATGATTTAACTCCTAGAGAATTTAACAATAAATTCCAAGGCTTTGAGGAGCTGCANGAGTTAAGAGATAGATCAGAATGGGAAAGGTTTAGAATGCATGCAGCAACTACATTAGCTCCACATACNAAAGGAGGTAAAGGAGTNAAGCCAGANAAACTATGGCCATTTGCATGGGATAAAAAAGCATCTAAATCTACATCTAATAAAATGAGCCAGGAGAGGCTAGAGTACTTAAGTAAAAGATCTAAACTGATTAGAAATGGCTAGAGGAGTTAATTTAAGATTAGGAGCTGATATAACAGATTTTGAGGCAAAGATGCAGAAAGCATCCAAGAGCTTTAAAAAGACTGGAGCTGCTCTTAAAAAAACTGGTAAGGCTATGACTATGGGGCTTACTGCTCCACTACTAGCATTTGCAGGAGCATCTGTTAAAGCATTTGATACACAGGCTAAAGCAGAGGCTAAATTAAACTCAGCTTTAAAAGGTAATGAGAAAGCCTTTAAATCTCTAAAAGTACAGGCACAGGAATTACAAAAGGTTACCATCTTTGGAGATGAGGAAACTATGGCTGCTCAGTCTATGCTGGCATCTATGGGATTAGAGGAGGAGGCAATATTAAGGCTTACTCCATTAATACAAGATATGGCAACTGCTAAAGGTATGAACTTATCAGCAGCAGCAGATCTAGTAGCTAAATCCGTAGGTAGTAGTACAAATGCTTTGTCTAGGTATGGTATTCAAATAGAGGGTGCAGTAGGAAGCCAGGAAAGATTAGATTCAGCAGCAGCAGCGTTAACAAAACAATTCGAGGGACAAAGTAAGGCAGCAGCCAAAGCAGGTGCAGGAGGTTTAAAACAACTGCAAAATAAGTTTGGGGATCTAATGGAAACAATAGGTGCTATGCTTATACCTGTTATGAATACTTTAGTAGATGGTATAAGTGGGATGCTAGATGCCTGGAATGGTTTAGATGAGGGATTACAGATAGCTATAATAGCCTTTGCAGGTATATTAGCAGCTATAGGCCCAGTACTAACTATAGTAGGTGTACTAACTACTGCTATAGGTTTTATGCTATCTCCTGTAGGATTAATTATAGCAGCAATAGCTGCATTAACTGCAGCTTTTATTTATGCCTATGATAACTTAGATGCATTAAAAGAAGTAGGAGCTATGGTGTTTGCTACTTTACAAAATGCAGTAATATCATTTATACAATTTTTAGTACAAAATAATCCATTTGCATTATTGATAGAGGGTTACAATTTTGTAGCAGAGGCATTTGGTAAGGATAAAATTACTTTTTTCGATGATGTTTCAGATTCATTAGAGGGATTAAAAATGAAGATACCAGAAGTATCTACAGAATTTGGATCATTTGGAGAAGCAGTATCTAATGCTGCTACAACTGCTAAAGAGGCTTTATTCGGAATAGGAGAGGCTGCAGGTGTAGGAGCTGAGCTGCTAGGTGGTCAAGGTGGAGAGAGTACAACTACAGGCTCTACAGGCTCTACAGGATCTACAGGCTCTACAGGATCAACTGGAACTAATACAGATAGTGGAGGAGGCCTTATAGAAAAAATGCAAACATTGACAGAGGCATCTAAAGAATTTGGCTTATCTATATCTAAAGATTTTGCTGGAGCTATGGCAGGAGCTATAACATCTGGAGAAAATTTCTTTAAATCTATGAGTAGAATATTTATGGATTTATTAAAACAAATAGCAGGCTTAATTATACAGGCAGCAATATTAGCAGCTTTATTTGCTATGATACCTGGCCTAGGTGCAGCACAAACTGCAGCAGGAGGTGCTACAGGATTTAAAGGTTTATTAACTGGATCTTTAACAGGTAGAGCATCTGGTGGATCAGTAGTAGCAGGACAGCCATATATGGTAGGAGAATCTGGCCCAGAGATGTTTATGCCTAATAATGGAGGCTCAATTATACCAAACAATAAAATGGGAGGCAATTTACAAGGAAGTTTCTCAGTAAGTGGAACAGATTTAATACTAGCTATTGATAATCAATTAGCAGCTAATACTGGAGGTAGTGCAGCTAGTTTAGGTACAACTACAGGAAACCATTTTTAAATGAGCAGTCTATATTATAAATCTACTTTTTATTCTGATCTAGGCCAGGATTGGAAAATTGAAATTAGAGCTAAAACTCTTACTGCAGGTAATGAAATAGAATTTAATCTTAAATCTGATGGCTTTAAATTAAAATACGATAAGGGTAGAGATGAAAAGATAAGCCAGATAAAACAATCAAAAGTAACATTTGGTTTTATTGTAAAAGATCAAACAGATAGAGATGGCATAAATGAAATACTAAACTATAAAGCAGGGGAATTTTATGTAGTTATTTATAGAGGTAGTATAATTTATTATACTGGATGGATTAAGCCTTCATTTAATAAAAAAACTAATGAATTTTATCCTTATACATCTAATGTAGATGCAACTGACTCATTAAATAGAATCTTAAACAAATATAATAATATATTATATACAAATGGCCCAGCTGATTTTACTGATCTATATAATCCATTAAAAGTATTTTATGATACTTTTGATATTACAAGTTTACCTATTAATAGCTTTAGTGTTAAATCTCTATTTAAATTTTGGCCTGCTGCTATTCCTTATACTACTGCAACTGATGCAATGAGAATACTATTTTATAATAGAAATGCATTTGTAAATAATCAAGGAAACCAACCAAACACAATACAAAACTATTTAATAGAGTTTAATGGTTTATTGAAAAGTTTTGGAATGAGTTTAATTTATTCTAATAATACATATCATTTTATACAAGATAATGCTTTAGTATTAGATGAGCCATATTATTGGTGGAGCCAAAATCCATTACCTACTGCTACATCTTTAAGAGATAATTCTGCAGTAGATTATACTCCTATTACAATAGACAATAGTTTAAGCATTTCTAATACTGCAGGGAATATTTTAAATGGTGCTACATTTTCAAACTTACCAGAGTTAAACTCAGTTAGAGGTACATACAATAGAGGTACAACAACTGCCTTATTTGATCCAGATAATAGTTATAGCGGATTAACTACTATCGGTTTTATAAATGCAGGTCAAACTGCATTAAATTTAAATTTATCTTTAAAAATTACTGAGGTTTGGCCAGATTCAGTTACTCCACATGGATCACAAAACTCCTTTTTAACTGGAGTAATAGCATGTCAGCTACAGGTAGGAAATAGATATTTATCTAGTAACGGAGCATGGGGAGCAATAACTAGTTTAGGTTGGGAGTGGAGTACTGATCCAAACTCAGAGTTTTTTTTAGCGTCTGGTATGGGTATAACTGATAGTCAGCAATGGCAATTTTTGACACAAACCTCAACTATTATAACGCAATATGACTCTGATAATCCTACTGGATTTGATACTGCACATGCTAGAATGGTAAGTATAAATTTGAATTTACCAGCTTTAATATCTTCTGGAGAAGTTAAATTTAAAATGCAGGGTAAGATATATTATTGGCAATTACCAGGGCCAGGTATAACTTATGCAGGTGGTAATGTTCCTATAGTTACATTGATACAAGGCTTAAATACATTTTCTATGCCTGTATCTAGTGGCTTAAATTGGAGCCAAAATCCTACATCTCGAACTATAGAAATTTTACAAACTCCTATATTATCTTCTTTAACTGAGGGTAATTTGTGGGCACAGGATGATAATAATGATGGATCATTATATATAGCAGGACAAAATCCATCTACACAAAATATAGATAAAAATTTAGGAGCATTTCCATTAGGTAATTTATATACAGAGGATTCAACTCAGCATACTATTAGGATGAGTATAGCTCCTAATTCATTTGTAGATACTGGTGGTTTTGATGTAGAAACAGGCTCTGTACCTAAAAATTTAACGCAGTTAGTATTAAATCAGTATTTACTAGCTTCTAATAAACCTACAACTATTTTAAGTGGTAGTATTAGATCAAAATTAATGCATGCTACAAGGCCTATAAAATATAAATCAGATTTAGATGGAGCAGTAGAAAAATATTTATTAATACAAGGAACTTATACTGCAGCTACTGATACATTTACTGGATCATGGTATAGATTAGATGTAGCTAGTATAGGAATAAATGAGGTGCAAACTAACATGTTTTATCCAGATTTCCCACCTGTGATAGATCCTGGCTCTACAGGTGTACCTGCATTTAATCCATTATCAGCAACTGCTTTAGGAGGTTTTAATACTTCTAATATTAGAACACCAGAGAAAGCAATAACACAAAATTATTATAATAATTCTACTATAGGTATAGTTACTACTGAGTTACCTGCAGCTACTGCTGCAACTACTATAGATATAGGATATATAAGAGGTAAAGTATATGCAGGCCAGAAATTAATGCTTACAGATCCTTATGGTAATAATGCATTAGAAATAACTACTTATAATAAAAGCGAAGTCGGAGATACTCATATAGATGCTAATTTTACTACTCTAGCTAAGTATCCTGTAGGCTCATTAGTATTGATAAACTCCTACGATGTATCTAATGTAATTACTGGAGATGTTTCACAAATTGTAGCAGGTACAAATATAAGTATATCTCCTGCAGGTGGTACTGGAGTAGTTACTATTAATAGTACAGGAGGAGGAGGTACTCCATCAGCTCCCTTAAATAGTGTGCAGTTTAATGATAATGGTAATTTTGGAGGAGAATCTGCATTTACTTACCAGGCAGTATCAAATAATCTTTTTGTAACTAATACAAATAGCCATTTCTTTGGTACTAACATAGGCCATAGAAGTTACTTAGATCCTGGCACAGATGAGCTATGGTTTTTCTTAACTGCCCAAGATTTTAATCTGAGTGATACAGGGCTCTATTTTGTAAAGACTAGAGATGGATCAGATACTACTATGAATGGATACGATAGTAGGGCTCCTATGCGTATTGCCTCTACTTACTTACCTATAGGTTATAGATTAGTAGCTTATGAAGTTTATACAAATGCAGCTAGGCCATTACTATTAAGACAAAGTACATTTGATAGTACAAATACAAGTTTATTAGATTCTGCTAATACAAATGCTATTAATGCTTTAGGTACTCCATATACTATAAATGTAGGAGATTATTTTACTCTATTAGTTAATGCAGATAGAAGCACTACACAAGTATTAGGAGGCCGTTTAAGGCTAACAAAGGTATAAAATGGATAAGGATACAACAGAGAGCATATTAGTGAACGGAGCAGCTATAGGATTGAGTTTTACAGAGGTTGAGCCAGTATTAAGAATATTAGGATTAGTAATAGGTATTGCATTTACATTATATAAATTTTATTTAGCTTATAAAAATGAAAAAAGGCGTTCTAATAAGAATTAAAGACAATGGTACACAAACTCTAGGCAGGCTATTTATGTTTAATGGCTTAGATATAGAGTTTGAATGTGCTACTCTAGAGCTGCCATTTAAAAACAATGCTAGAAACATCTCCTGCATATTGCCAGGTAGATATAAAGTATTTCCTAGAAATAGTAAAAAGTATGGAGATCATTTTTTAGTAGAGAATACATTACTTAGAGATTTT